TGACCAAGAAGGTTATAGTAAGATAAAGCGAGAGTGGGTTGATTATTTAGACTCACGTATGGACGAGTGGGAAAATGATATGATGGGTGGTCCTTCTCAACAATTCACTAAAAGCGGTTTCAAAGCTGTTGGTGAAAGTGTTAGTGTTAGTGTTACAGTTAATTCAAATGATAAATTGGGAACTAAGACTAAGACTAGTAGTGGAGAGGACAAAAATGAGTCTGTTGTTACTAGTGTTGAGTCAAAAAATAACAAACTAAAGAAGAATGACTCGAAGAAGAAGTATTTAGTTCGTAAGCCTATATGGCGGAGGAAATTTGACTCTATTGTTAAGCAAGATCATAAAGCTGAACATTTGATGAGTGGTTCGTCTGTTACATCAGTACCCCAGACTTATTGTATTAAAGGCACTGACTCTAAAGGTCAGGTGTGTTACTCTACTGTATTACCTACTAGGAATGTCCTTGTCGCATGTCGCCATGGTGTCTCAGGCATGAAAAAGCTTGAGCTTATCATTCATGGTGAAGAATATGAAATTAATGAGGACAAGGCAGTTATTAGTGATAGGTTTATAGATCAAGTTTACATACCTAATCAAGCAAAGAAAGGGATGCAAAGATTACCTATAGCTAATAATCATTATGAATTTGAAGCTCCTAAGCCAAAAGATGAGGCTGTTTTCTTCTTTTCTTTGAAAGATGGTAAACAGTATCATGTCATTGGTACAGTTGGTGAGTTGAAACATATAGTTCATAAAGTTAATGGTCAAGAAGTTAAAATCCCTGTTTATGAGTGGATTGGTTCTTCCGTTAATGGTTCATGTGGAGGTGTTTTTATCAACAAACGTGGAGCTATTATAGGTTTTCATGGAGTTGGTAGTCCTGGTTCTAAAGTTACTCCAATGTTTTATCCTTGCGATGAGCGTTGGGGGACTGATGTGACCTCTGTTATGACAGCTGATAATATCAAATATCAGTTTGGTAGCGAAGAAGGGTATATGGAGAAGTTCACAAAACTTCTTAATCCAAATCCTGAGCTGCCCATAACGGTTGAGGATTTAAAATCTTTAAACTTGCCGGGGCGCCAGAATTAAAGGCGATTCTGGCGCCCTATCCCCAACGGTTTCAACGGATATGTGACCATGCCGTTTGCGCTGGCCTTGGGGAGCACTTGCCTTGCATGGGTAGAGTGTTTAAAATATTTAACGAGCGTATGACAAATTATGATGATGAGCTTATTTTGAAGTTTTTAAAGCTCAATAATGAAAATATTGGTAATTATAATCATTATCTCTTAGTGCCTAAGCTTCTTGAGCACGCAGAAAAATCTCTCAAACGTTATGATCAAGATCCTGAGCCTTATAAGGATGAGAGAATACAAAAACTATATATACAGGCTTTTCATAATCTTTTAAAGATATTGATTCCTGTTATTGGTGACTCTAGACAGTTTGATTACGATGAAGTCTTGAGTTACCTTCGACCACTGAAGTCATCTGGCTTTCCATGGAATATGTTTTATCCACTTAAGCTAGACTATTGGTTATCACCTGATGCGACTTTTTTTGATATTTATTGGGAAAAGTTGTGTTCTGATGAATATATTCGATCTCTGTGTAACGTCTCTATTAAAGAGGAGATGCGTGAGGCTGAGAAAGTTTTAGATGGTAGAGTTCGCACTATAATTGCTATGGATGTTAATCATGTTGTAGCTCATTGTATGCTAGCTCTGTATCAGAATTTAGCCTTAAGAGATAGTTTATATCAGTCTCCATTTATGATAGGTCTTAACCTTCTTAATGGAGGTGCCACTAGATTATGTGATTATATGACACCTTATGGTTGGAACATACCGTGTGTTATTGAATTGGATGGTAAACAGTTTGATGGTAAATGTAAATATGATCCTCATTTCAAAAACATTGGTGAGTTACGTTGGAATCTTCTTGCTCCTTTATATAGGACTGAGGAGAATCGAAAGCGATTAGAGAATATATATCGCGAATTATGTTTCTCTCCGTTAGTTAATGTTGATGGTCATGTATTTGGTAGATCATCTGGTAATCCATCTGGTCAAGGATGCACTACACCTGACAACAGTTTTAAAAACTGGAGTGATATGTATGTATTGTGGTGTTTATGTGTTCCTCCTGAATATGCTAATCTAAATTCATTTTTAGAGTATGTCCGTGTTATTATAGTAGGTGATGATGTTTCTTTAGCTGTTCACCCTTATGCGCAGTTATGGTTTAATCATAAAACCATACGTGATAATGCTCCCCGAATAGGTATGGAGTATCATTTTGCGCATGACACATTTCAGTGGTTTAAAGATACCACTTTTTTAGGTCATGGTTTCAAAGATTGCTGGCACCCTAGTGGTATTAAAGTCACTTACCCTACTATTAATAGTGATAAGATGCGTGCTAGTTTATTACATTTTAATGAAGAAGGGACTATAGCAATGACAATTATACGTACTTGCGCGTTGCGTAATGAGACATTCGCAAATGAACGAGATCGTACGTGGTTTTCAGAGGTTATTAGTTTCCTTCGTCGTGAGACCAGTGACGATAAAAGCGATGAAGTTAAGTTAGCTTGGAAAACTTACCTCACAGATTATGAACTTCATGAGCTTTACAGTGGTATTTCCATAAATGGTGATATTCTCGTTGAGAGTGATGGAGCTAATTACCTAGAGACTTTTTCTCTTAGACCTGAGAATGAGTTTATACGATTTGTCGATGTAAGTTTGGACGATGGTTTCTTTCATCCTCCTATGCTCCATAACTCAATCTTAGACCGTATCAGTGGGGTCTCGATCGATCACAA